ATTTCCGCATAGTATTTGGATTTTAAGCCTTCCAAATGGCTCTTAGCATCAGCAACTTGCTCTTTTAATGCTAATTTTTTTCTACGAACATCTCTTTCCTCATCAACTTCTTCGTCGTAAGCAAAGCGATCTTCCATAACAAAACTAATTTCCTCATCAGTAAGATGTGGTTTAGTTTGTTTGTAATATTCTCTTAATAGTTGATTTTCATCGTAACTACTATAGTCTTGATTTAATTTAACATACTCTTCAAGACTTCCACCAGTTTCATTCATAAAGTCTACAACTTTTTGAATATTTTCTGGTAAAGGTTCAGCTGTTTGTTGAGCTTGCTCTACAGCTTCTTCAACTTCTTCTTTTAATTCTTCAACTTTTTCCTCAACAACTTCATCAGTTATTTCTTCAACAACTGGCGCTTCTTCCTTAACCTCTTCTTTTGGTTGCTCTTCTTTTACTTCTTCAACAACCTCTTGTTTTGGTTCTTCTTCTTTTTTACTTAAATCAACTTTAGCAACATTTTCATCTTTTGGTTGCTCTTCTGTTTTTTTACTAAGATCTACTTTTGTTACAGTAGGTTCTTTTTGTACAAGCTTTTTAGGTTTAGTAGCTTTTTCAGCTTTAGCGGTAACTTTCATATTACCACCTTCTTTTTCTACTTTTTCCGGTGCTTGCTCTACTTTGTTTTCGGTATCTTGAACTTCTTCAACTACCTGTTCTTCTTTTTTAGCCATAATATAATATTATAAAATTAAACAAATTATCTAGGCATAAACTGTCCTAGATCAAAGCCTGTGCCTAAGTTATCATTACCTGTAGACTCAAACTTTTTAGGTGGTTTACCACTATTTCTTTGATCGATTAATTCAGATTGTTGAGTAGCTTGTATTCTAGTTCTTTCATCTTTACGATCTTCTTTATATTTTTCTTTTTTATCAATGTTTTCTGTTTCAGCTTGCTTTAACTGCATATTTAATTGAAACTCATAAGCCATCAATGCTTTTTTAAGTTTAGCTTCTTGCATCATTTTTTGTGATTCTAACTGAGCTTTACCTTGTTCTAATTGTAATTGTGATTGTACAATAGCTTGATTTTTTTCAACCTCAGCTTGCGCTGCAACTTGTTGAGCTTGAGCATTAGCTTCAGCTTGTACTCTCATATTCTCTTGTTGTATCTGCTGATCTTTTTGTTGTTTTTTCTTACGTCTTATTTTTAATAATTGATTAGCAAGTTTTACATTTTTAATCATTCTAAGATCAACAGCGTCTTCTAAATCTATACTTTGTTGAGTTAAAGCCATTTGTATATTGTTTTCTAACAATTGCTTTTCTTCTTCATCTGGCTCTAATTCAATAAATATACCAAAGTCATATAGATGTAATTCTTTCATCTCTTCTAATGTAGCAACATTATGAGCACCTATAGCTTGTATAAAAGCTTCTTTAGTAGGTGAATATTCAATAATATCAGATATTCTTAACGATATACCTTCAGCTGTTTCAGCTGTTAAAAATAAACCAGCTTGTAATATATGTCTTGTTGCTGTATTACTGTTTGCTGCAGCTATTTTTTGAACACCAACTAAGGCTTTCGCATCAGGCGTGCTAGCATCCCTTGCTTCGTTTAATCCGGTTACGTCTCTTATCATTTGAAGATAATAATTGTAAGTTTGAATAAGTGATTGCAATTTAGCACCACCGGCACCAGATTGAATTTCCTGAATAGGAACTTTTCCTGGATTCATATCTCCCTCTGACGTTAATGATCTACCTATAATCGAACCTGTTTGAAAAAACATGTTTAAAGCTTCCTGAGGATTATAGTTAGTACCATTGCCAAGATCTATTTCCGCTAGGCCATCAGCATCCATATATATGCCGTCAGGTACCATTCGCGAAAGTACTTGTTGGAGTTTTAAATGTGTTAATTGTATCATATCAGCAAAACCTGTTATTCTGCTAACTAATGATTCAATTTTTCCTTTATACATTCTTGGAGCAACTATATTATAGTTCATTTTAACTTTAGTATAATCACTCTTAGGTCTTAGCATGTTTTTAGCTAATTCCCATTTTAACAATTTATCTGTACCTAGTATTAAAGCACCTTCATATAAAACTTCAATTTGTTTTTCTAATTTACCAAACCTTTGTTCTAACTCAGCATCTAATACAGGGTCAAAACTTTCATCTTTTACTATTATTTTAGAAGCACCAGTTGATGTTTCTTTTATTTTATAAATCTCTTTAGCATATGTTTTATAATTAAAATATAAAACTTGTATTTGATTTTTATCTACTTCGTCAAATTTTTGACCAGCGTTATAATAACCGCTTTTTCTAAAACTTTGACCAGCTATTTCTTCTAACTCATTTTGTGTTAAATCAGGGAACTGTTTAACTAATTCGTTTATTGGTATTGTTTTTACTTCACCTACATAATATATATCATCAAAATATGGATCTTCTGTATATGAAAATACTAAATTTGCTGGGTCAACATAATCAACTATAATACCCTCAGATGTACTAAAGGTATTTTTAACAGCACCAATACCTAGTACAGTTAAATCGCGATAAAATCTTTTTCTTGTAAGCTCATATCTATTACCATTTAAAATAGTAGATATAGCTTGTTCTTCAGCTATTTCAATAGCTTGTTTATAACTAAGCTGCATATGCAACTCTAATTCTTCTTTACTATCAGGTAATTCTTCAGGTTTTGTATCAACTATACTCACACCAAATGTTTCTGTAGTATAAGCATTTAAATCTTGGTTTTGCATATCAATCATCAAGTTTTCCATATATGCTGTTCTTTTACTAACACCATATGGATCTTGTGAGTATGCTTTTATATCATAAACTCTTTCTGCAATACCATTTGTTACTATATCAACAAATTTAGGTATTATAGGTACTGGTTTCCAGTCTAAATTTAAATAACTTAAATCACCATTAATTGATAATTCATCTTTATATTTTTGAACTGACTGTTCTCCTCTAGCATATAATCTAAGTTTGTTAAAAGTGTCTTGATTACTAGCGAACCTATATGTAACACCGTCTTTTTTAAACCACTCGTTTTCTATAGCTTTAGCGACTTTGAGACCATATTCTGGACTCATTTTTTCCATATCGCTAGCTACTTGACTAGGAAAATGATCTTTTGTTATTGATTCAGCCATATTATTCTGTTATTAATTTTGATAGCGTTCCTTCTTGTTTATATTTAGCTATCTTTAAATTTAGTTTTGTTTTTGTTTTATCAGCACTTGGATTATATAAATGTCTATTACAAGCCATAATTGCTAGTCCACTACTTATAGACGCATCATGCTTTGTTCTATTATTTATATCAAACTTAGCCCAGTCATTTAATGTTTCATTAAAGTACAAACTACCATGAGAACCATCATTACGTATACCAACATGATCTTGTATATACATTTCAATAGCGGCAGCGTGTGCTTGTTTTATATCCTCACTTGAATTAGGTATACCACCAACTTCTTTCTCTGCTACTGATAATTTATTCCAAACTTTATCAGGTCTATTCATACTAAAACCTCTATAACCTCTACGTTTAAAATAATAGAGTAATCTTGGTTTATTGTTTTCTGCAAGTATTGGCATACCATAAAATATACAAGCCATCAATACGTCTTCAAAAAATATTTCAGCTGTTTGTGGTCTAGCTATATATTCTAAGAAAAAATGATTAGCTGGTGAATCTTCCATGCTAAACTTAGTTAAACCATGTAAAGCACCTTTTGATCCTGTACCATCTACTGTTCCTGATATATCATAACTATCACAACCAAAAGCACCCATATGTTCATTACCTGGATATTTTCTACCGTTTTTATCTATAACATTATTTTGTAAATGTAACGATGGTGTCCATGTAATTTTAAATCTTCCTTTTGGATCTGGATAAAACATAACCTTTGTATCTTTTATACCGTTATACCATTGAAAGTTACCTTTAGTTATATTATTTAAAGCACCAGCTTCTTCATTAAAATCTATTTGCTCGTATATTCTTGCTAAATTAAATATACTATTTTGAGTTTCGTCTCTGAAAGCATGTTCTTCAGTTCTTGGAAATTGTCTATAAAATTCATTTAAGGCATCTCCGTCGTGTTTTAAACCCTCAACTTCATTTGTCCAATGCTCTAGTATCCCTATGTCAATAAAGTCTCCGAAAGGATCTAAAACTTCTTCGCTTGGTGTTTCGAATACAGGTAAGCCATAAGAATCAATGAATCCTTCGTAGTTCCATTCCATAGGTATGAACAAACTATATAATCCCGAGCTAGTCTGTCCATTGCGGTTTCTTTTTGTAACATCTGAATCTCTATATAATTTTTTAAAATTATCACCACCTTTATCAAGAGCGTTACTAGTCGAACCCATCATACACTTACCTATAACTCTAGAACCTAACCTTAATGTAGTTTTAGTTACACGCCAGTTATTTAATATATTATTAGGTCTTTCCCACTTACCACTTTCATCGTGTGCTAACAGTTTTAATTTTTCACCATCATAACTATTATCACCTGTATTTTTCCAATCAATAGTAGTATCTAATCCTTGTAAATCTTCATCGTTACTACCTTGCTCTATTTTTCTTCTAGTTAATTTACTAGCTGGTACTCTATATGCTAATTCTGTTTTAGGTCGATCCATACCATCTTGAATCGGTTTAAAAAAGAAAGGATAATTTACTGATATTGGTACAACCTTGTCAGTAAACATTTTTTTAGCATCAGGACCTGTTTTTGATAATATACCAAATCTAGCATCACTTGATATTGTAGCTTGATTTACTAATTCACCTGAAGCCATAAACGAAAAACCTGATCGTCTGTTTTTAAGATAGCACATACCATAACATCTACTATCAGCTTTACAACCTTCCCAAAATATATAAAATAATCTATTAGCTTCTCTAAAATCAGGATTACCTACATCTATTTTACTCCATTGTAAATACATGTAATGAGTACCTGTTATATATGTTGGTATACCTTTGTTATAAAACCAAAAACCTTCTTCTCTACGTTTAAACTCTTCGTCTATATAATCTATATATTTGTTTTTAAAATCATTAGGATATTCTTTCCAATCAAATATTGTTTTTATCCTTGCTAAAGCTTTGGGTTGTTCAGTTACCTCCCATTTGTCATTATCAAACTTATATATATTTTTAGGTTCTGGTGGTAAAGCTATTTGAAAATTTTGTATTTCATATATTTTACCTATTGTACCAGTTTTACTTATAACAACAATATCGTGTTCTTTGTTATAACCATATTTCCAGGCTTTTTTCTTGTTAAGCCTTTTAATAGTATTTATTTTTATAGGTTCTACAACCTTATATAAATTCTGTTCGTAAGCCATTACTTAGATCTTCTTTCAGCAAAACCTTTAAAAGTACTTTCTTTTTTTGTTATAGGTTGCTCATTTAATATAGCTTCTTCTTCTTGTATTCTGCTTAATATTTCAAAAGCATCAAATATAGCTAGCTTTTTTGTAGCTGCCGCGTTTTTTAAACGATCAGCACTTATATCGTCGTCTGAATCTACAATAGGTTCTTTAGCTACTTTAATTAATTCATCAACTGCTTTTTGCCCAGCTTGGATTATATTCTTCTTCGTTTCCTTGATATTCATATTTAATTGTAATTGAGTTGCTAAATATTCTATAATATAATTCACCATCTATAATAAACTCATATTCAGTGTTAGGTTTAAAACCTACTAAATCACCGGATTTTAAACCAGCTTGAGTTAATAAAACATCTTCGTATTTTAATATACCTACTAATGGTTCTGTTTTTTCTACACTTAATGGATCTCTTGCTTTTATTGGTTTTACAAAACAATAACCGTCATTTGCTTCCCAACAACAATATCTTTTATATAAAAATATTTGATCATTTTGTACAAACCACATATCATCTTTATAATATGACTTGCTGTCTTTTTCTTTACCACGCATGTCTTTCCATCTTCTAAAAACATTATGATGTACAACAACTAAATCACCTTTTTTTATAGGTGTATCAAAATGCGCTGGAACTCCAACAACTTTAGCAAACCTGTTAGTATATTTGTGATCAAAATTATCGGTATTAACTATTAATTCTTTATCACCAACAGGTTTTGAGTTTAAATACCTTTTGTCATTTAAAGGCTTTACAATATAATTATATACAGTTTTCATTAATATTCAAGATTATATTCAACAGATATTGCCATGTTTTTGTTAAAATCTTTCCAAGGTAGTATTTCATCAGCTTTTCTAATCAATATACTAAACTTATCTTTCTCTTCGATTATATGTTCAATAGTATGACCGCCATATACTTCTTGTCCTACAGCATAATGCATTGCATCATTTTTGTAGTCTTTACCTATGCTAATTTTTCTAATTAAGTGATCCATTTTCGCTAGGTATATCTTTTAACGTACCATCATTTATATTAACAGTTTTCTTACCGTATTTACTTTCTAATGATGTTTGTATAACATTTAACTCTGTTTGAAATGCTTTTAATTTTTCAATAATAAGTGTTTTTTGAACTTCAAGTCCACCTATTTGCATTTGTGCATTGTTAATTAAACTCACTTTATCTTGAACGCTTTTTAATTCGTCTTTTGTTATTTTTTTTGCCATTGTATTAAATTTAAATAGTTATCATTTTCTATGAGATATTCACTGTCCCATATTTTAACATTATTATATTTCTTTTCATATTGTTTAGCTATATCATGATATTCATTGTAATATTTCTCAATAGCTAATTTATAGTTTTCTAAATCATTTAATTCTTCCAACTTTTGATAATGTGGAAATGGTATCTCCCAGTTTTCAGCTGTAGGATCTTTACGTGTAAAGAACTTTTGAGATAACATGCCTATATCATGTCTACTTTTACCATTATCAATTTTATCTAAATAACCTTGTAAAACATCTTTAAAAGGTCTTTTTAAAATATGAAAATAAATTTCTTTATATATCTTTGTTAGTGCTGGTATTGCTTTTAAATAATATAAACCAGCCATACCAACTATATCATGACCATCATAACGTTTTAAGTTTTTATCTACTTTTTCTAGTAGATCATCAATACGTTTATGATTATCCCAGTCCCATGGTAAACACGGTGGTATTTCATCATATACATAAATACCTTTATGTTTATTTAGTTTATTCGTTATAGTTGTTTGTCCTGATCTAGCAGGACCTGTTATAAATATATATCTCACTAATATAGTATCACAGATTTTATATGATAATTAAAAGCCTTGTGACACCCTATGGATTAAAACCACGTCCATTACCACCACCACCTGGCGGAATACCTGGAGGACCACTTGGTGCACCTGATTGTGAAACAACACTTATTCTAGTTGTAGTACTGTTAGCTCCACTTGGATGAGATCCATTACTAGTACCAACATCGTATGTAACAACTATGTCTCCTTGTCTAGCATTACCAGAGTTTGATGATACTGTAAATGTAACACTACCAGAGCCAGTGTCTTTATTACCAGATCCAAAATTACCTGACGTTATATTAACCCATGATGGTTTAGACGACACATACCATGTAGAATAAACTGCATGTGATACTGTAATAGTACTGTTACTACTTTGACCACCATGTGAAACTGGGCCAAATGATAATGGTGAGCTATTTACAGCTCCATCATCATCATACTTATAAAACTCACTCATTTTATGTGGTGTGTCACCATCTGGTTTATTAGCGTTTAAATTTGCTAGATTAATAGAACTATCAGGTCCACCATATGAAGTACCATATTGACCTGTTGATAAATCTTCTAAACTTGTCGCGTTTAATGTATATGCAGAATTATAATTTCCATTTTGGAACTCATTTCTTAATTTTGCTAACTGTAACGATCCTGATGCTGGTACTGTCATATTAATAGTGTTTCTGTTGTTTTAATTATCAATGGTACTTTATATATTGTTTTATCAAAATATTGATTACTAGGTGGACTAACTGATACTTCATGAAACTCTACATCATCAAAATCAAGTGTAGTATCTAGTCCGTTCCAATAAGTAACTTTACAACCTTCTCTACCATATACTCTTATTAATTCTTTAAAAGCAAGTTTATGAGGATCAGCATACGTATCTTGTAATATAGCATCGTATTTACCAAGCTGACTATTAACATCAACCCAACTACCTTCAATTATTTTTACATTTTTTGTAAAACCATCAACTGGTGTGTCAGCCCATGTTTTTAATTTAGGTAGTATGTCTTTGTGACACTCTATTATTGTATGTGATGCCGGTTTTTTAGCCTGTATAGCATCTGAGAGTATTCCCATGCCAAAACCTATTTCAAGCACATCATCTCCTTCGCTTACACATAGGTCTGCCATTTTTTGCATTATAGGCTGTTCCCATGCCATCATAACCTCAAATGTTTGGTTTGTTTCTCCCGCTAACGTTTCACCTTCATAAACCCAATATATACCATCATCATCAAAAGTTAAATCTGCATTTAAGTAAGCTGCATTAAAATCACTATAATCTTTAGGTTGTCCCATTACAATTACAATTTTTGTTGTTAATTATTTCTTTTAATTCTTTTATTGCATTTATCAATAAAGGTATTAATTTATCATATTTAACAGTCATATATTCAGAGCTTATTGGTGCTTCTGCTATTACCTCTGGTAATATTTCGTTAACTTCTTGAGCTATAACACCAACCATTCTTTGATCATTGTCGTATCCTAGTTCTTTTGCTTTTTCATTTTCATAGAAATAATAACCATTTATTTTATCTATTAACTCTAAAGCATTTTCTATTTTACCATCAATTGTTTTTAATCTAGCATCTGAATAATAAGCTGTAATATCATTAGTTGCTCTAATTTCACCTGTAGTTCCTGAAGCGTTTGTACCAACACCTAAGCTATCAAATCTTACATCATTACTAGTATTAAGTGATTGGTTAGCTTGTGGACCTGTAGGACCTTGAGGACCTGCAACACTTGAGTTTGCACCCGTAGGGCCTTGAGGACCTGCAACACTTGATCCTGGACCTGTTGGACCCTGTGGTCCCGCAACACTTGATCCTGGGCCAGTCGGTCCCTGTGGACCTGCTACGCTTGAGCCAGGACCCGTTGGACCTTGTGGACCTGCGACACTAGAACCAGGACCTGTAGGACCTTGAACTCCTGGTGTTCCATTAGGACCTTGTGCTCCTGGACCTCCACCTGGGCCTGTAGGACCTTGACCTCCTGGAGTACCTGATGGACCTTGAACAGTCGAACTAGGACCAGTAGGACCTTGAGTTGAATTATCAGCACCAGTAGGACCCTGTACTGTTGAAGCAGCACCTGTAGGACCTTGTATACCTGTAGGTCCTTGAACTGTTGAACCTGGACCAGTTGGGCCTTGACCACCTCCTGGACCAGTTGGGCCTTGAACTGTCGAATTAGCACCCGTTGGACCTTGAACACCTTGTCCTCCAGTCGGACCTTGTACAGTTGAAGCTGAACCTGTTGGACCAGTCGGACCTTGACCTCCACCAGAACCTGTAGGACCTTGCACTGTAGATGCAGCTCCTCCTGGTCCTGTTGGACCTTGTGATCCTGTAGGACCTTGTACTGTAGATGCGGCTCCTGTTGGACCTGTAGGACCTTGTGGACCTGCTACGCTAGATCCTGGTCCTGTTGGACCCTGACCACCTGTACCTCCACCTGGACCTGTAGGTCCTTGAGAACCTGTACCTCCACCTGGACCTGTAGGACCTTGACCACCAGTGTTACCTGTTGGACCTTGTACTGTTGAACCTGGACCTGTAGG